TCAGAATTTATCTCCCCCTGGAGTTTTTGTAGTTGCTTTTTTTGCAACAGTCTTCATGCTATTAAACATGTTTTGGATAATATACTTTCTAACGACTTCGGGAATATAAGGATACCATTTTCCCATTAAATCGCTTGCTTTTTGCAAGGCTTGTTCTTCTGTCAATGTTCCCGCCTGCATAATTTCATTTACAGCCGCCATTGCACCTCTTGCGGATGATGAAATTGCAGTAATAGCAAAAACAATTAAGCCTAAGATATCTTTATATTTTATGATTGCATCAAAACTGTTTGTTATTATATTCATTTCTCACCTCCTTTGTTATCTTTAAACATTATATCCCAAAGATCATCAACCGTTGAAGTTGGTTTTTTTGCAACATCTAATATTTTTTTATACTTAATATTTTTTTCGCAAAATAATTGATCGCAATTATTACAAGTTCTATTTATTTTCTTACAGTCATGTTCACGCCACTCAAGTTCAATTTCTTTAACTTTTGGAGGATATGTCATGTTGCGCCTATAGCAAAAGATGGATTAACAGGTATCCATTGCCCCTGTATTAACTGATCACATTGCAAGTGAAGATGAGGATGATTTAAAGCCATTCCACTATCTCCTGATAGTCCAATAGTTTCCCATTTTCCTATTCTAGCGTTTATTTTTTTTTCTATAAGGATTTTATCTAAATGTGCTAAAATTAAACGATAAGTTGTTTGCCTTAGCCATCTTCCAGCCCAGAATTTAATATAAACACAATTTCCAAATCCTCGTTTCCAACCTGCAAAATTAAGAATACCATCAACACTTGCTATAACATTAATTCCTTTTGGAGTTAAAAAATCAAAACCTTTATGGCGCCCATCAATTGTTAAATACTGTAATGCTGGAGGATAAAGTTCTCCAAACCCAAAATGCATCTTATATTGCTTTGGAACTGGCCTCATTTTTTACCCCTTAAAAATTGCTTTATTTCTATAACTTCAGTTTTAACATTTTCAACGTCTTGCTTTGTTGCTAACTTATTTTCTATCTCTTTAATTTCTAAACTTTTTATTGTTATCGTTAAACTCAAAATTATTACAAAAGCTAAAAAAATTAAAACCCAATCTTTTATAGTTGTAGCAAAAGACATGTTTAATATTTCTAACGAACGAAATTCGTATTTTATTTCTTTGTGTTTTGGTTTCACTCATTTTTAGTTCTTATAATTAACTTTCCTTCAATTATCCAGTTTTTAATTTCTTTTAAATCTTGTTTTATTTCCTGTACTTCCATTTTAGTTGCGAACATTTGCGACATTTGATAAGGGAACACAGCCCATTGATAAACAAGTGAAGAAATAAAAAGAATAATCCCTACAACAGAAACTATCATCCATTTAACATTTTCCGCGTCTAAAACAATTTTAGATTTTTCTAAACTAATTGTATTACATTCTTCATCTTTCATTTGTTATCTACCTTTCAGTTTTAACTTTTAAGAGTGTTATAAATTCTTTTTTTAATGTTTCTTATGCCCTATATTTTCCTTTAAACAATTTCATAAAAGACTTGACCTGCTACTATTTTTTGATTCACATTTGTCCATACTGTGTCCGGATACTGTTTGCATACTAAAATATTGGTATTTTTAGTTATATAACATCGTCCTCCATTGACGGCCACTCCATTGTTCAGTGCATAACTTAATGTTCCATAGATATCAACTATATTGCTTGCTGTATATGGAAGAGTAAATTGAGCAGAGGTAGCATCACTTGTTCCATCTAAGTAAAAATTTACCAAGACTAAGTTGCCTGTTTTTTTGTAGTAGATGTTTTTAGTCGTTAACGCTGACCACCCTGTGGTTGTTGAAAAACTGCCCCATTCTTTAAAGTCCCCAAATTGAAGTTCTATTTTCTGAAGGTTGTCTTGAAGAAAGTTTCCATACTGATTATTAAACTTATCAACAAAGATATTGCTTTCTTTGTCGTATATGGGTTCTAACCGAATTAAAAAAAAGCTCGACATTAGTTTAGCTCCTCATTGGTTATTCGATTCAACATAATCCTTAACCGAGCTAAAACTCTTGAGGCACTCTGTTCGTTTTTCTGATTTTGAGCTTCTTTATAAGCGCGTAACATTGAACTAATTGGCTTATAAGCTGACTTTAATTTTAAGTATTCTTCAGTATCTTCTTGTTTTAAAATGTCTGCATTTTTTTGTTGTTGCAACTCTTTGTACCTATCAAAGAAATCATTTAACTGTTGAGCTGGATAATCAGGGCGCCTAACTAAAAGATCACCAATTACTGGAGTTTCTCTTAAACTCTTTGGTTTTTTTAAGGTTGCTGGGAGTACAATTTTCGTCAATTCTCCACTGAAAGCATCCATTAAATAATCAATTTGGATAGGAGATAAATTAACCCCAGCAACATCAAAGGCTTTTGACATAACTTTAGATAATTCTCTAGTATATTCTCTTGACCTTTCTGTCACTGGTAGTTCTTGTTCACTCCTTGATTCTATAGGAATCTTAAGCCAGTTCTTATTTTTCCATACATCAATCATAGGAGATAAGAAAGTTGGAATGAGCGAAGGAATAAATCCTTTAAAGATATTCATTATAGCTCCTATGTTTTTGCTCTGTTTGTTGTATTCTGCATCCAACATCGCAATAGGAGTAGAATAAAAAATAGCGCCAACCTCAAAAGCCATAGGCAATCTAAGAATAGTATCATTGCCTAAATCAATAAAGAAGTTAGTAAATTTATATTCTCTATCTAGGTTTTTATACCAATCTTTATCTTTATTCATATACCAAGTTGTTAGTCCTAATAAGCCTATAGTTGCCAGTCCTCTTAATATTGTTCTTAAAGGATGTTCTTTAAACATTCTAATTGTTTTGTCGATACCTTGAACATTCGGATTAAAAAAAGCTGTTACTTCATTCCACTGTTTACCCAAATAACCTGATTTGCTAAAGTTTACGGTTACATCTTTCCCTGCTAATCCTGACTCAATCAACAAGTCATGTTCTGACCAATCAGGATGCAATTTCTTCATTTTATAATAAACACTTTCAGCCTCGGCAATACGCGGCCCTAATTCTGTAACGGAAAATACATCTCTCATGAAATTTATTGGGTCTTTTATTGCGTGTAGCACCTTTCCTTGTTTGCCTAAATTACGAGTAAGCATTTCATCATATGCAGTTGTTGCCGATTGCCTATCTGTTCGTACCTGTGATGACATTTCACCACCGAGTATTTTGAATTTATAAGCTGGAGTTCCTTCTTTTGCTTTTATATCTTTTGATATCCCTCGAATACTTGATGGAATTGAGAGTAGTGCATTTTGTCCTTCTGTATTTATTGATCTTGTTTGAATATCTTTAAAAGGATTTCTAACAAGTCCAAAAGAAGGCTTTAATCCAACAGCCCCTAATCTTAAAAATCGTGCAAACGGAGAAAAGTATTTAAGCACAGGCCCTAACTTAATAGGGTCAATGCCTTGTATCGCATTGAACAATTTAGGCGAGAACTCATAAAATTTTAACTCTCCATTCTTTATCACAGGAGCAATATTTTCTTTCCCCATATAAAATCCTGTAGGAGTAAAAAACTCCAGCAATGGTTCAGCTTCATCTAATGTTAAATCAGAAGTATCAATGCCTGCTTTTTCTAAACCTTTCATAACTGTTTCAGTAGAAAGTTTCACTATTGTAGTTGGCTTTGGAACTTCTATTACATATCTCCCTAGTCCTTTAACATTTGCTAAATCTGTAAGAGCGCTCATTACTTCTGTTTTTTGAGATCGTGCAATTAAATTTGATATTTGATTCATCATTGATTCAAGCGGATTTCTAATAGGCCTTTGATTTCCTTTAATTGATTTTAACGGTTTTCCTTTTTGAATAAACCCTGACAAACTTGCGCCTTTTAGGTTTTGTGTATCAGTTAAAACTCGTTGATAAAGCACATATATTGGGTTTAAATCGCGCATTATTTCTCTTGATTTTTCAGTCAATCCGCCAGAAGGAATGAGCCAACCAGTCAAAACATTATCTCCCCAATTAGATAATTCGTTCGCAAAGTTATCAAATTGTGGAGACTTTAACTCTTTAAGTACATAATTAACATCATCAATATTAAACCCTGATTCTATCCCTCGCTTTGTAAGATTTGCAGCTCTTAACGCTACTGTATAAGTTACAGCATTTTGTAATTGCTCTTTTGGGGTAGGTTTTGTTATTTCAGATAAACTTTTACCAATAACATTCCCATCTCGATCTACTGCTTTTTCAAAAACAAATTTCCTTGCGATATTCCCTGCCGTCCCTTTCCAATAGGTAGCTATTTTAAAAGGGTTTTCACTAGGGCGTAATTGTCTTCCCAAGACCGCTTCAGCAGGTTTAATTGGTTCTTGAAGTGGGGTTAACTCATCAATCCAAGCACTTATAAAATTATCTTTAAGGTCTTTTAACCGTTGAGAGATAGGAATTTTCTCGAGTTCCCCTCTAAAACTAATTTGAGCTTTCATTCTATTTAAAGCTCCTTGTTTATACCAAGTTTCATACAAAGGTTTTACATTGTTAAGTTGATATGCAAGTCTAGGATTTTTTAATAAATCTTCTTGGAATTTATTAAAAAATTCAGGAGCTACTTCCTGTGCTTTCCCCGTTGTTAAGTAATGCCTTATGAATTCAGCAAATCCTTCGTCAACCCTTCCTTTTTCAGGTTTATAATCTAATGCCTTTAATTCAGCTTCTTGCATTGAAGATAGTCCTTGTAGAATGATTGGCGTTTTATTCTCAATATGATGAGCTACTTCATGTGCAGTTACTTCTAAATCCCCCCACTTTTTAGACCTTATCAATTCAGCTGAAACATCATAATATCCTTCACTTTTCCCTCTTGTCCATCGAGTCCCTTTACCTCGTATAGGCACATCAAAAATCTTGCTAATTGTTTGCATTATTTGAGGTTTATTAACAATATCTTCTGTTTTAGCATTTAATGATGCTATAGGGCGAATTGCTTCTTCATTGCCTGCAAATGGCTGAATAGAGGATTTTATATACTTAGGAGATATCCCTGTTTTAGCAGTTTGATTGTTTATCGTTTCATTAAGGGTGTTTTTCTTTATTTTTAATATGCTTTCGGCGTCTTCTATTACTGTTTTTTGAGAAGTTCCTTGTGCTCCAATAGACATGCCTGTTTTCCCTTCGCTAATCATCCAACCTTTTCCCGAAATAGGACGATGAATAAAAAAATCATAATTTTCAAATCCAGGAATTTCTATTTTTTTGCCTTTTGTAGGGATAAATTCTTTAGAATTTCTTGTAGGTTTGACATAAAAATCTATTTTAGCTGGTAATTCAACTTGTGGCTCTGACCCATATCCTTTAGGAGTAACATCTTCAATTGTTGGTACATTTCCTCGTACTACTTGAGGAGCTGGTGGCAATTCTGCTATTGGCTGTTTTCCTATTAATGCTTTTGTTGTTGGTGGTTCTTTATAAATATCTGATCTGCTAGGCTGTTTTCCTGTTTTTGGGGGTAGCATTGCCGCTATTACAGAATTGATAATTGCATCTTTTCCGCTTCCGCCCATTGCAAGCGTAGTTCCACCAGCAGTTATACCTTGAGCACCTTTTGTTATTCCTTTAAATATATTGGTTGCCAACTCTTTTGATGGTTCTATTCCAGTTTTATCACTTAAATATTTTAATGCTTTCACTGTTGCAACTTGCGCATCAGGATTTTTAGAAAAAGCCTCTCCTGCCTTTTGTGCCGCACCAAAGACTAAAGCTACTGCTACCTCTTGTGGGGCGCCTTCTAAAAATCTTTTGATATCAGGTTCAGTTGTTCCAATTTCCTTAATACCTCGACTTGCCAATAATCGAGGCAAAAGTCCTCCAGGAAGCATACTTAATTGTCCAATCCCACCGGCAACCTCCCCTACTGTTTTTCCTAAAGTTCCTTCCCCTATTGGTTTTGTTATAGGTACATTAGACGGCATAGGCGGCATAGGCTGTTGCATATTCAACCCTTGATCTGTGGTTGTAGGGCTAATAATATCTCCTGTAAACCCACTTAAAAGCCCTGCCGAGACTTCTTTTGGGGGGACAATCTTAAAGTCACTTGCTGTTTTATACGGTTTAGACTCTAAAACATTCCCGTAAAATTCACCAACTTTTGGCTTAACAATCTTTAAAACTTTTGAGGTTTCCTCTGGAAGACCAGCTAATGCACCTTGAGCTCCTGCCATGGCGGAAGGGAGAACTCTTTTAGCAAATGCTATGCCTTCATCAATAAAAGAGCGAGACGAGGGATACAAGTTTTTTTCTTTCAAAACGCTATCAACAAGTTCAACATTAACTCCATTTTGTTTTAACCATTTTTTTCTAGACACATAATATTTAGGAGTTTTAGTTCCTTCCTTAAGATCGGCTAAAACTCGATAAGTTTTTTCATCTATGTCGGTTAAAGTTACCAAGTAAAACTCCTCTTTGTTTGAACTTTTTGTTGTGTTGGTAAACCTTGTTGCTCTTTTAGGTTATCAAGTTGCACCTCTATGGAGTCCAACATATCCTGAAAAGGCTGAAGAGCTTCTTCATCTTGAAAGCTATTGGCATTTATGTATTTAAGGATATTACTCTTTTTCACTTCCAAACCTGCAATTGTATTTGCTATTGTTGTTGGACTAACACTTTTTTCTGTTCCAGTTCTCATGGCTTTAGCCCCTAACTGTTTTCGATATTCTTCTAATGACTTAGCCGTTTTTTCTTTTAGTGCAAATTCCTTCTCCTTAAAAGGATCAACAGATTTATCAAGATATGTCTCTTTTGGAAACATCCCTGGCAAATACTCATCTGCACTAAAAGCTGTTTGAGAAGGTGGAGACAATATATCTCCTAGTCCTATTTCAGCAGAAGCGGGAGGATATCTTTTTTCAAAGTTTGATAAAGTTATAGCCTTGTTAGGATCGTATCCTTGAAGCAGTTGCCCTTGTTCTGAAAAAGGAGATTTTCTTATTTCCTCAATTTCTTTTGCTTTTTCTAGCGAAAATGTTTGAATCCCTTGTGCAGGGGTAAATTTATCTACTAATCCTACTCGTTGTTTTAATAGTTCCCCTAATAACGCCTTACTAGTATCTTCTTTTCGTTTTTGTTCATCTTGATATCCCTTAAGCCCTGAAACTAATGCCATTAACCATGGTGATGTTGCCATTTATTTAACCTCCTTATTAAGCATATCCCAATGCTTTCCATTCCTCGTCATTAATAGAAACATATCCTGCGCCTGATTTTACATAATGTTTTCCAGTATTTGAGTCTGTTGCATATTCTTGATTTTTTCCTTGTGCTGCTTCTTTGTTGGTATAACCAGTATTTAATTTATTTATATTATTCCAGTTTGTCCCATCAAAATATGCGCCAGTTTCATTTGCAAGCCCCATTCGTGTAATAAAATTCTTAAACTGGCTTTTCATTGTTGGATATGTAGTGGTTGCCTTTTCAAATTCTTTTATAATATTTTGAATTTCGGGCATATTTCTTAACTGTACCGATAAAGCAGGATTTGCCTTTACGTTTTCTTCTAAATTATTAAAAACCTCAGAAGGCGATTTACCTGAAACTCCTAACGTTTTTTGTAATTGGCTTGCAATTGAAAAATTATTTTTATTTTCAAATTCATTAAAAGCTACTTTTTCTTTTTTGTTCTTTTCGGCTAACCCACCTGTAAGGATATCAGTCATTCCTTGCCCAATTTGGGGCCAATATTGCGTTGCTAAGCCAAACGCCGGATTAACAGCATAGGCGCCACCTTGGACCGCACTTGAAATGCCTTGCTGTCCCGCATTTGCCAAATTTCCACCTTGCAATAAAGTGTTTAAGGCTGAACCAATTCCTGCGGCAGCAGACGCTCCTGGAACTTGACCCGCCGCTCCTGGAGCTGCAGAAGCAGAAGGCATATTAAAAGACGGATTTTGTCCCTGCACCCATTCTCCCAGCTTACCTAACCAATCCATAGTTCCTGATCCTGCTTGTCCTAATGTATTCCAAGTATTTTGCAACATATCAACAGGATTAGTCCATTTGCTTGGATCACCTAAATTTGACAAATCAAGATTCAAATTAGGCAAAGAATAACCGCCTCCACTTTGGGCTCCAGGCAAACTAGGAAGTTGATAGCTTCCTCCTCCAGACCCTCCTCCCTGATTTAATAATTGTTGCAACAAGGTTCCTATCACTCCACCTCCTGCCTGTGCCAGTTCCCATTGTTTTTGAGTTTCGATTGCATCTTTTAAGCGTTGTTGTTCCGCATTAAACTGTGTATTCTGTTGGCTTAGTTGTTGACTTGCCATTGTAGGCTTCCCTAAATAAGTACCTAGTAAATCAGCCTCTTTAAAGGGTTGCTCATAAGTTCTTTGTTCTCCCAATAGTCGTTCTTGAGAAGTTTGCCCTAAAGCAGAATTTAATAAACTTTGTACATATTGTTCTTGTCTTGCTCTTTCATTTGTAGCAGTTTCCATACCTGTTTTTTGTAAATCCATTCCATATTGAGACAATTTATTAAGATAATCCGAAGTAACATTCCCATATGAAGTCGTTAACGGACTTCCACTTGCAACCCCCATTCCTGCTAATTTATTCATTGCTGTTGCAGTATCTCTTTGTTTGTATGGTTGCAATATTTTATCTAATTGACTAACCTGTGAAGATATCGCTTCAGGTGTATATTCTGTGGCGTAAGTTGTAGGCGCCGTTGACCCCCTATATTGTCCTAATAATTTACTCAAATAATCACTTGAATACTCTGGTGCATAATTCGTTGCCATTTATTTTTTCTCCTTTTAAATTTTTAAACCGTATCAACAATATCGTAACAAATTGTCCATGAAATTATTCCGAAATTAGAACTACTAGAATCGGCAGCATCTTCTAACAAATACCAAGAAAAATACTTAAACGTATCATTGATGTAAAATCTTTTAATATTAACAGGGTAGCCATTAGTTCCTAAAGTAGTAGCGTTTAAAGTATACGTTTGGTTTGTTGATAGAGTTTGAAAATTCTTTCTACAATATAGATAAATTATAATGTCTGGAAGTGAAGTATTGGGTTTAAATGCAAATTCTATCCAATGAATTTTCATGTTTTTATTTGGTAAGCCGGAATAAAACGTAGCAGACTCTAAAATTCCAGACATTGAAATGTTGTTCACAGTTGAGTCGAATTGTTTTAATTGGTTTGTGCTAGCGGTCCCAGCAAAAACAATACGCTCATTATAATATGATGAAGCTGTTACGCTTGTTCCTACGCCTGCATCATAATATTGACTTGTGCCTATCCACTTATTGCTCGCATAATTATAAATATAAACAACCGTATAATTAGTTGTACTATTAGGAAAACAAAGACTATACGTAGTGTTCTGTTTATCAATAATCGCCCAGGGGTAATAATTATCAGTTTCTGTTGCTCCAAAAAAAGTACTCGATGTTCGAGTTTCAAGACTCTTTAAAAAAAACTCATGCATATTTCCTGCAATTGAATAATCAGAATATCCATTTGTAAAACGAACATCCTTATTGGATAAATATATTAATCCTGCAACTCCTCCAATGGTAACTTCTTGAATTGTTCTATTTGAGATGCAGCCAAAATTAAAAGTTTTTATTAATGTTATTGGAGTATCCACATCTCCTGTCCAACGATAAATGTAAGAAGACCTATCTTTAAATACAAAAAGTAAATCTTCTATTTTACCAAGCCCAGAGATTGCTTGTCCATCACCTTCGCCTACTTCAATATACCCTGAGCCTAATCCTCCCCAATCTTCAGTGTCTCCAGTTACTGACCATCTTAAACGAGTAGGAGCAATAACAGAAGTAGTAACCTCGAAATTTGCAATAAACAGTTTCTCTTTAAAACTGATTATAAATTTAGGCATACATCCATAGCTTAGCCCATTTATAATTTCTCCTATTGCGTTAGCTTTTTGAGAGTTCCCTAATCCTCCGTTTCCTGTAACCCCTGAATAGACCGTACTTAAATACAACGTATTTGCGTTTAGGACGCTTACAACTTCATACCAATCATCTGCTGCTGTTTTTTTGATCCATAATCCTCGCCAACTTGAAGAAAAGGTTCCTCCTGTCCCTGTTACCGCTGTATCTCCATTTGTAAAAGTCAAATCTTCTCCCACAATAAAGCTAGCCGCTGCACTTTTATCATATGCCCTAGAAATCCAATCATCCCACAAAGACATTGTTTTTGATAACTGGATTCTATTTGCACATAAAAAAACCTTGTCATTATAATTACAAAAAAAAGTATGATACCTTGTCCAACTACCTAATGTAACCCAAATAGTTGAATCGATTTTTAATTTGAAGAGCGTACCAGTATTATAATCAGATGAACATTGCGCATAGTAAAGTTCGCTATTTGTTAACTTCCCTGGTGATGGAAAAAATTGAAACATTCCTCTTGCCCTTCCACTTGTTGGCACTACTGGATCAGGTGTAGCTGGAAGTAAATAAGGGAAATTTATAACAGCTTTACTTTTAGTTATGGTTCCTAAAAGTGGGGTTAGATTCTGGAAACTTAATAAAGGAGAAGGCGCCACAGTTTCAGTTGAAACTCCGCCTTGAAAATTTAAACAGTTTTGCAATTGATCGCTCAATGAATTTTGTTGTATAGGAATAATAAGTTGTTCGTTTCTATTTAATCCGCCAAATGTATTAACACTTAAATATTGTGGCATCTTTTACTCCTCAAAATCAAAAGTTATTTCTTCGTCTTGTGCTACATAATTATCATCTTGTGCTTCTACTATAAGAGCGTTAGCTTTTTTTTCTCTTGCCGCATATTTAGCATCGCCTTGCCCGAATAAAACATCGGCAATTATCATTTCAACTAAAACATCTGATAAGTCGTCAGGAATAGGCACTAAGTCCTCATCATTTACGACTAACGACGGATGCGGATCAAAAGTATATGGAATAGAATAAACAGCATCAGGAATCGAGTGTAATCTTATTTCCCAATATTCTTTAAAGTTTTCGGCAGGGGCTAAAGAAATAATCGTAGTAACCCAACTATCTGCTGAAACGTTAATAGTCCCAATTGTTACATCTTTTGAAACACTTAAAATTGAAGTATAAGAATTAGTTGAAACTACTGGAGTTATACCGTTCAATGTCAATCTTTCAGCCCTTTCAACTCCTCCAGAAATACCTTTTATTACTACAAAATAACTTGTAATATCACTTGCACTAGAAGAAAATATCCTAATAGTAGAAGACGTTGTTGGCTGTGCAGAAGCCCGAACTAATCTTAATGGAATATAAAGAGAAGGAATTCCGGTATCAGTTGCAGAAGGACTTGGATAAGTTGCTTCAAAATCTTCTCTACTCATATGTTCCAATTTTAAAGAAGAGCTTGTTTCTCTAAAGTTTATTGTCTTAAAAACTCTACTATCAATATAATAAAGAAAAGTATTTGCAACTGTTGTCAAAGTATTTGTTTGTCGTTCAGCCTTTAATTTTAATTTTCGATATAGCCTTTTCAATTGATTTCTTGTTGATCTTAGGATTTTAGTCTTATCTGCTGTGCTTGTTGCATCTAAAGCACATTTATCGGCTATTTCGGTATATACATCTTGTACTAACATAATTTCTCCTTATGCTATTGCCTTACTACTAGAAATTGTTTTGCTTGCCATAAATTGACCATCACTCCAAGTCGCACCGTTAGAAACAATCACCGTATGATTATTGCCTGATGTATCTATAATATTTCCACTGTTTTGTTGCATTAAAAGTTCCAATTCTAACCTTGTCCTATCTACATATTGAAATTTACTACCTGCTAACATTTCGCTATCTAAAAGTTTTCGTTTCCACACAAATGAAGGACCGACATAATCACCAAAACATCTTGTTCCTGTTAAAGGATTCGTGCCGCCGTTTTTAGAGGCTCCAATACAATGATAACCGGTTGCGCTTTCTATTGTTACTGATGTAATTGTTTTAATTAGTCCAGGGCTTTTAATATCATCAAAATAATAATATTTTAATGTATGCGTTGATAATTCATAGGTTATTCCAATTGCTTGCCATTTACCCAATTCTGCTACTTTATCAGAATTTTGTGATCCTCCTCCAAACGAAGAAGAGTATTTACCGAATAAAGTTGGAGCTTCTGCATATGGGAGTCCTAACCAAGTTCTTCCTGTTCCAGTTCCATTATTTTGAGAATAAAGTTGTGTATTATACCAAGTACTATCAAAACTTGGCTTAGGGTAAATAAATAGCAAAACAGAAAAATCTGTTGTAGAAGGATCAAAAGTCATTGTTGTTATATCAATAGATTGGTCAGAACCATTTGGGTCAGCTTTGGTTCCAACTAATTGAACTGCGCTAATTCCTGCAATTCTTTTTAAGTTGGTTGTTGTCAAAGTTTTTGACTTAAAGGCAGTAATGGAACTCCAAACATTTCCGCCAACAATTGTCCCATTTGTAGAACTTGCACCAGTATCAACCAAAGTAGCCCCGCTCCCAGTTGTAAAATTAAATTCTTGTAAAACATCATTAGAGTTAAATCCATTATAATAATATAAATTATTTACTTCTGTTGAAGATAACGCTTTATTGAAAACTTTATATCCGCAAACATTCCCTTTAAAGTTAAAAGCTAATGACTTGTTTGCCCCAATAATAAAGTTGCCCGTTGCACTTTCAGCTAAAATCGGAGCAGAAATATCTAATGTTAAATTCGCTCCATCTCCAATATATATTTTCATTGAAGGAGTATTGATATCAATTATTACAATAAAACAATAATAAGTATTTGATCGAAGTCGTTTTGTGCCAGAAACTGCTGTTCCGCCCAATGCAGTTGTTAAAAATTTTGTAACCTCATCAAAATAAAGGATGCTTCTTCCAGTTCCTGTCCCATTTTGTTGGGATAATAAAGTTGGTAGTCCAACACCTGAAAATAAATCAGGCTTAGCATAGATTATAAACGAAGTAGCATTTGTTCTTAAGTTCCTTGCTAAATTTGTGTTTATATAATTTCCACTACCTGCTAAAGCTATCGAATAATCTTGTTGTCTTGCAATAAGTTTTGGCATTTTTATCTCCTATTTTAAGACAACGCAACTCTAATTATTGTTCCAATCGTTAAGTCTAAATCGCTAGGATCAGGGACTGTTGCAGTAGTATTTAAATCTACAACTGCTTGTTCTAAAGTATCAGTGATTTCACTTGCTGTTACCGTCGGATCAAATTCGAAATTTGTATCTAAAAGTTCTGAATCCGATGCATCGTAAATTTTTGCATTAACAAGTATTTTATTGTTTGCGCTTACTGTTGGTAAGGCCACTATTTTATATCCTGGATTTGCCATTATATATCCTCCTTATGCAACGCCTACTTGAGCTAAAGAATCTGCCGCTCCAATAGTTTTTGTTCCACCAGTTGTTGAATTACACCAAGAAATCCCTGTAGAAAAATACATCCCAAAATTAGAAAAATCTAAGACTAAAGTTTGCCCCGTTGTAACTGGAATAGTTATTACTGGAACTACTCCATCAGCAGGCACAGTTGCAGAGTTAAATACTTGAAAATACCTAGTTGCTCCATTCCCATTGTAAAATAATGCATAATATAAAGTCCCTGCCGCATTTTTAGAGACACTAGAGGTTTCTGCGGCACTACTATTATCCCATGTTAAAGCATAAGTATTATTCGATTGAGGTTTATAAACAACTGCTTGAACCCCATTTGTAGTGTCTGCGCCAGGTGTCAAGCTGGCATCATAAACTATTGGTCTTCCTTTCAAGTCTGTTGCAATGCTAACAGGACCTCTAGCCGTTGCATCAACTGACATATCTGCGGGATTATATGCTATTGCATCTATCATAATTTCATCTCCTTATTTTGGCTTATGGCCTGGTTCATCGTAACAATACTTTTTACAAACTAAATATCCATTTTGATAAATCATTTCATATCGCCGAAATTCTTGACCACAAATTGCGCACTCGATAATGCGCCCTTTAAATTTTCCGTCTTTTGTAGGATAATATCCCCTATCTTTTTTCATAAGCGATCCTATTTATGCCATCGCTGTTACAGGCAAAATCCCTGTTGCGTCATACAATTTACCATCTTCATAAAATATAATTAAAAATCTTGTTTCTCCTGTCAGCAAAACTTCTTTATAAACAATTGCACCTTTAACTTTTTCCATAAATTTATCTCCTTAATTTTCCCCTCCCTATTTTATTAGGGAGGGGTAAAATTAGAATACTTAAGCTGCTAAAACCAATGCACCATCTAACACACGCTGAAAGACAATATCAATTGAGATTTGTCCACCGCCTGTACAATCAGCCACAGTTGATTTTGCAATCAATTTCTTACCAACTCCCAACACACCACCGGCTACAGCGGCTACAGAACCAGTCGCCAAAGACTCGGTTTTGTTTGCTCCTAAGTTTGCAACGGCTTCTTCAAAGATTGGAGTAGTAATACCAAAGGTATTGTCTGTTGTAATTTGAAAGTTTGTACCAGCAGCCAAACCAGTAGCGTCTGTATTGATATAAATATCTTTAATCAATAAAGCTCCAGTTGTAACTAATCCTGTAATATCAACCCCAGCTTGAGTAATATTGCTAGAAGTTAGCATTTTCCTTACTACAAACTGTGTGCCACAAGCACCTAGTACAGAACCAGCTGCCGCAGTAACGGTTGTACCATTTGTCCCTAGAGCATCCACTAAAGATTTACTATCAGCAAGCTCTGTTCCAAGGGCGGTTCCACCTGAAGCTATAAATCTTCCCAATGAACCCGCGACTGGCGAAACAGCTAGAGATGCAGCAGATATACGATTTACTTCACCTTCAATATATTTTGCTACTTCCATTAGCGAACCATTGGCCGCTGCAGTAATCAAAGTTGAATCGTAAGTCACTGAATCGAGCATCGCCAAAGAATCGTGTTTAATTAAAAGAACATCACTCGCCTCAACGTTCCCTGGGAATGCCGCAACAGTTAAAGTCCCAGTAGCTGAATCATAATCAGTAATTTGACGAGTAAATCCTTCTGGCATTGTTCCAACTGCACTTGTATTTTTGATAACTTCTACATAATATTTATTATTAAATAAATCGTTACCATATCCAATTAAATCAGCACTAACAAGAGAAGTTGTACTTGCAACCATTCCAGCATCACAAGTAACTTTTAATGTTAATCCTTCTGACCCTCTTACTACTTTTCTTAAATCTTCAGCTCGTTCTAATACAGAACCGTCTGGATTAGAAATTACTGTACTTGAATCAAAAGCATTATTAGCATTATTAGCACCAATTGCTCCTAAGACTGATGTGGCGCTATCCGCAACTGTTGTTCCGTTTGTTCCAAGCGCATCAACGAGAGATTTGCTATCAGCTAGTGGTGTACCCAAAGCAGTTCCACCTGAAGCTATAAATCTTGCTAAAGAACCTGCTGTAGGACTTGCTGCCAAAGTAGCAGAATCTACCTTATTAACTTCATTTTGAATATTTGTAAGTTTTGTAACAGCAGTTACATTTGCAAAATCTCCCAAGATTCCACCAATCGTGGCTGTTCCCCCAGTGTTAACAATCGTGCCAATTTTATCTGCTTCTGTTTTAACTGCTGCAATATCAGCAGAAACAGAAGTAACAGGAACCCCTAATCTGGTAACTAAACTTATATTTGCAAAATCCCCAAGCATTGCGCCGATTTCTGCTGTTCCCCCAGTATTTACAGGCGTACCAATAAGATCGGTTTCAGTTTCAATATTCCCAAGACGAGTAGCAACAGAGATATTAGCTACATCCCCAATTGCCCCACCTAATGTAGCGGTTCCTCCAGTATTTGTAATTGTCCCAATCTTAGCTAAATTTGTAGCTACGCTCACATTGGCCACATCTCCCAAGGCTCCGCCTAGTGTTGCAGTTCCACCTGTATTGACTATTGTCCCAATTTTGTCTAGTTCTGTTTGAGCATTTGTTAAACGAGTAGCAACTGAACTATTGTTTACATCTCCTAAAATCCCTCCAACAGTTGCAGTTCCTCCGGTATTTGCTAAAGTCCCAAGTTGACTCTCCTGTATATATCTTGCAACTTCTGCAACCGAAACTCCGTCTCCAGCGGGAGCCGCCGCAGGATAACTTACTAATCCCGCACCCGAACCAATGGCGTCATAAATAGTTGCTCCGGCAGAATCAGGGTTCCCAAGCATTGCTTCGATTGTTTTAAGATTTGTGCGAATAGAGGGGTTGCCTAAATCTGTTTGAATCGCCGCAACGGCCGCACCTAATCCAGCACCAATAGAAGATTGTATATATTCAGCTCGTTCCATTAAAGACCCATCAGCGTTTGCTCCTGTGTTTGTGCTATCAAACAAATTATCAGCTGTATTTGCTCCAATTGCTGGGTCTTTCGCATAAGAACTTATTCCACCAATTAAAAAGTTAGCATGTTCTCCAACTGTATTTGTCCCGTAAACATCTCTCCATTCCATTTGGTTTACAGCAGAAACAAAAAGTACCCCAGACGCAACTCTTAAGTTTCCGCCTTCAACAATACCAGCAGATGCTGCTGCTAATGAAATTGTTGGCTTTGGTGTTGCATTTGTGTTGTTTAATGTTGGATTTTTTATTCTAGCTCTAGCCCATGCTGTAGTATTCTCAATATTTCCTGTGGCAAAATCGCCGTTTATGTCAGGATTGATTATCTCAACATCGCCAGCAGCTCCAACTTGGATATGACTTTGTTTCTGTGTTCCACCTTCGTTACTCTTAAAAAATTTAGGATTATAAATTTTTAGTCGATCAGCTGCTGCACTAGCAACATACGCATCAACTGTATTCATATCCGTTGCATCGTAATATTCAGGGTCAATGATTTTAAGATCAGCTGCTGTAATACTAATAGGTCCTGTCAAACCATCTATTGCAGCTTCAAATCTTGGATTAACAAGTGTAACCCCAGCTGCTGTAATTGTCATAGCAGCACTTGTTATTGTACTAAAGCTAAGTTTTGCTTTTCCAGAGCCTTCACCCAAAAACTCAACCCTTACTCCTGCAACATCTAATTGAAGAGCCGTTGCAGAATTTACATTTTCTGTATGCCCTTCCATAACTTTGATAACATCGCCTTTGTTTGCAACACATCGTGAGACTGCATAATCAATAGTTTCAAAAGGTGACATTGGAGACAATCCATCGTTTCCGTTAGAACCATTTAGTCTACCATCTAAGACTGTAGCCGAATTACAGACCCACCATGTATTTCCAGAAGTTTCAGATACTATTCCACTGTCTCCCCTGTCTCCCATTAGCTCATCAAAAATCCTTGTTGAATGTTCAGTACTCATTTTATTTTCTCCTTTTTAGGACTGTCAAGAGAGGTAGTGATTTAACACTCCGCCCATCTTTACTAAAGGTAACGATTTAACGTTCCGCCTCTTGTCCAGTTGAAGGATTTAACCCTCATTATCCTTTTTATATTAAAGTTTTAGTTATCTAAGACCAAAACTTTAAAAAAATGTCTTTTTTAAAATTAAGCTCCTCTGCTTCCTGCAATTCCTCGCCAATCTGAATAGCCTGCTGACGATCTCATCCTTATGGTAAATTTAGCGTCAAAAGTATCTTTATCATCAGAATTTTCCATTTTTGGTTTTTCACGATCATAATAAGTCATATCATGATCTTCATCTTGTACAAAAAAAGCATCAGAATCAGTAAAAAAGTTACACATAACAGGCTTTAAAATATTTTTCAAAGCATTAATGTCGTTATCCATACTTCCAGGCAACTGATCTGACCCTAAAATAGTCTTTGCGACCCATCTAGATTGAGGTGGAATAAGAAGTTTAGTAGGATTTAACTTAATATTTACTGCTCCTGCTTCTGTTGTTGTGTCCATTACAGTTAATAATGCTGATAACGAGGAAGTTGATAAGTCCGCATCAACCGCAAGTCTATTACTAGCTGTCCCTCCGGACTTAAACGGATGAGCCGTAGAAAATAAAACTTGTCCATCTGCCCCAGCCGTAGTAAATCCTGTATTAATTGGGGTTGCGCCTAAAATTTCCATTCTCTGTTGTAATGATCTTGCTAAATAGCGAGCAATTTTAGGTTGCAATGCATCATAAAGATCATCGTCATAAAGTTCATACTCTATTTTAGCCCCAACTGCATATGTAGCATGGGTAAAAGTAGTTTTATACCCTTCCGTTAAATCAAAATAGTTAACTGAAACTCCTGCTAGTTTTATTGGCGCTGCACCAAATCCTTCCATTGTTAAACTTTGTTCATAAGCTTTTTTTGATGGAAATATATGCATATATTTTGGATATTGCAACTCAAATTGCTTAAATTTGTCTTGAATTACTTTCGCTAGTCCTGGGGCAATAATATTTGAAAAATCTGTTGATCTCATTGTCATTTTAATTTCCTCCCTATATAATAAATTTTAAAACTACGCTATCGTACCGTACATATGTGCGGCAGGATTAAACTTAAACTGCTTTCTTTGATTCGCGCCTACTTCTGAGGCTTCGGGATCAGAACTGTTTCCTACGCAACGAAAAACATCTTGAGCAGATGCTGCTGCATTAACATAAAAAGCTCCAGTTGTCCCTGCTAAATCAAAACAAGCTAAAGCTGATCGTGTAGTATACGGATCAGCTAAAGCACCAGTAGACACCATTGCTTCGAATATCTGGTTTGGGTCATCACATACTTGAATTGGGTCTCCTACTGTGGAAGCCGTTACGCCTGTTTCAGATACTCCTAAAAATTGAGTAGTACTATTTGCAACGGCAATAATTACTCGCCCTGCATTATCTAAACTAACAGGATCCCCCTTTTTAATTGTTTGAGTCGCTGCAACCACATACCATTGCGGGGCATGGTACTTTTCTGAATGGACTGGTAAAAATCCATATTTAACTGTATTTGCCATTTTAATTACCTCCTATATTATTTTTAAGAACTCAGAATATGCCTCGTAGAAAGAAACTTAAACAGTTTTCTTTGATTCGCGCCTACTTCCGAGGCTTCGGGATCAGAACTGTTTCCTACACACTTAAAGATTCCATTTGTAAATGCTGCTGCATTAACATAAAAAGCTCCAGTTGTCCCTGCTAATTGAAAATATTTATTCCCTCCAACATTACTTGTAGTATACGGATCAGCTAAAGCGCCAGTAGACACCATTGCTTCGAATATCTGGTTTGGATTATCATAAACTTGAATTGGGTCGTCTACGGTGGAGTTTTCAACATACGAAGCAGAAACCCCAAGAATAATTGCAGTGGAGATTTCTCCCGCAACTGCAACTTCAACCCTACCAGCGCTATTCATAATAACAGGATCACCAAGTGCTATTGTTTGACTTGCAGCAACAACATACCATTGTGGAGTTGTATAGTTTTCTGCATGAACTGGAACAAAGCCATATTTAATTCTATTTGCCATTTTAACCTCTTATTTTTTAGTTTTTAAACGCCTTCTATGGATAACGGTTCTAATTCCCCGTCGTTTTCCATTTTATTTAAAATAGTAAGTTTCTCTTTTCCTTTTGACTTATTAATTCTTTCTTCTGTTGCTTTTGATTTTTCTTCAAATTCTTTTCCTAGTTGTATTGCATTTTCTTGTTTTTGGTTAATTATTTGACGATGTGTATCTTTATGCATACAACATAAAATTAAATCACCAATAGTATAAAAAGTTTCATTTGGAGTATGATCTTCAACAACTTTTAAATCCTTAAATTCTGGATGAGTTTTATCCAGTACAAGCCAATAACCAGATCGTTTCCCTGCCATTTGATTTTTATTTTTCCACCTATAACAATAAGTAGGATTGGCATTAATTAAAGTTGTTTTATCAAGGCTTTGTAGCCCGACAACTTCAGCTCCAATAAACAAATTATTTTTTTGATCCGATTTTGCAATGACTGGATCAATCTCACCTTTACTCTTTTTAGTTTCATCAAAAATATCTAAATTTAAATCTTTCTTTTTAGTAGGACTCATAATATGTTATACCCTCCTTCTTTGTGTGCTCTTGCCACAATTTTTGATAATCGTTTAAGGTTTTCTTGGTTGTAACCTTGTTTCTTATAATAAGAAAGTTGGTCATTATTCAAAGACATTTCCTCTGAATTATCAGTTTGTATGCTTGAGATTCCTGTTGCAAGCGATGAAGCGCCTGATTCTTTTATCCTTTGTTGTGCTTCATTTTTTATTTTCTGGTCACGAGACGAAAGTCCTTCTTTGATTAAATTAGCTTCTGCTAATTGAATTGCCACTTTAACCATTTTAGGTGTCATTTTGTTTGACTCTACTAATTCTTTAAATGCTGGTAAACGCAAAACTTCTTCGGTCTTTTGTGCTAATGGTTCATCTTTCTTAATATTCCCAGCATTATCAAATAAATTAGAGTATTCTTTTTGGATTGCTTCTACTTCTTTTTGTAAGTTTGTATAGTCAGAAAACTGGGTAAGCGTAGCTTGAACTGCTTCTTTTTTAGTGTTTTCTATAATTTGCTTAAATGCTTCCTTATCTCCTGATAATAAAGCTTTTTCATAAAGACTATCCGCATCCTCCTTAGGGATTTGTGGTTCTATTTCCCTAGCACCTAAAACATTTCCAAATTGGTCATATTTTATATATGGCAAAGTTTCTTTTACGAGCTTCCCATATGCAGCCTCTATCTTGTCTCGTTCCGATTGCAACCTTCGAGGGTCTAACGGATTGCTTTGCTGTGGTTTAGTTGTTTCAGTTGCAATCTTATCTTTAACAACTTCAGCTTCTTCGCTTGATGAATTTTCTTTTCCATCTACTTCTTGCTGATCTTCTAAGTTTATTGATTCAATTTCGTCTTTCACTTCTGTTTCTTCTTGTCCAGCATTTTCTTTTGACGCTGAATCAGATGTTTCAGAAGCTATTGAACTACCTGTCAAATCTAACTCTATTGATTCCATTTATAGTCCTACCTCCTTTATAATCTCTAACTTTCCAAACAAAAAGGCGGACAAATTAACCTGTGGTTAATCGCCCGCCTTATAAGGCTTTTGTTTGGGTTCTTTACCCTCGGATAGCTAGTCCGAGCATTTAAAATTAAATAAATTATTTATACTTTTTTTATTTTCATTTCCATTAAAGTCTTTTTTTTCATTTTCTTTGTCTTTTTTGCTTGCCTCATTCTTCTTCTTCACCTCCACTTTTTTCTATTTCAAACTCATCTTTTAAATCTTGAATAATATCAAACAATTTATTTACTGCATCCATATTTCCTTGCAATTTAACTGCTTTTATTGGTGCATAATCTCGATCAAAATCAAGATTTATAAGTTCTTCTTTGCTTTCTTCTTTAAAAATATTTAATCTATTTTTTATCTCTTTATAAATATCAGATAATAAAAAATCGTCTAATTCTTCTTTTCTCATTGTCTCCTCCCTGCTCCAGCAGCTCCTCCGAGTAAATTAGCCATATTAGGAGCTATATTTTGCAGGTTTGGAGATTTTATGCCTGGCAACATTGGTTGCTCTGCCAATGTCATAGGAACAGGTGGTGTAGGCAAAGGAGGCGGAACCGCAATCCACCACTCTTTAATATCTTTTTTGCCACTCGAATAAAGCATATCATTCCATGCTTTATATTTATTAAGCATTACGCTCTGTCCCTCATCATTAACTACAGGCTCATTGCCATATTTGTAAATTATGTCAAGCGTTTGCAAACTCTGATGAGTTTTAACGATCTCGTCTTCCATATGGCTTGCACCTAAAGCCTCAACTTCAATCCCATTGCTATAAATGTCTTGTGGTGTTATTTCTATCCACTGATTTTCTTGGTTAGCCATTGGGGACATTGGCATTTCTTCTGTTGAATTTGAAAATGCGCCAAGATGCTCTTGCCCCATCATTGTTTGCCCATCAAACATTTTATGCCTGATCGTTTGCAGTTCGTCTGGCTTAAACTCTAAAAACCAACTTTTCTGTCTATTAAGAATCGTCATAATATAAGCACGTTCAAAATATTCTTCAACAATTCCTCTATCAATTCGTCTAAACACTAACTTTAACGACTTTAAAGCTTCTTTCATTATCGACGCCATTTCTGTGGCTGTTGGATTAGGGGCAACTTTTTCACCGCTACTGACACCTTTGAGTCGTGTTGCAACTTGTATATTCTGTTCAATTTTTCCAATCAATTGTTGAGCAACTTGCACAAACTCAACCGGAGGTCGGACAAATGATAGTATGTTTTCTATGTTTGCCCCTTGCGGCACATTAGTTAATTCAATCACTTGATGAGGTTTTATTTGAAGTTGCTGTGGTTTTTTAATAAATTTCATATTAGCGGCTATCATGCAATACAAGCCTAGGGTGTTAGCGTTTAGCGACAGATTTTTCCTCAAATTAAGCTCTTTGTACATCTTTTCAATTATTTCAGGAATGCCTACGCCTAACGAAGAACCAGCTTGTGGTATAAAGGGTACCAATAAATATGGAACTGTCCTGTAAGGCGTAGGCTGTAACCTTATTACTTCCTGCTCATTTGCAATACTTATTATGCAAGGCACTTTCTTTCCTTTCAACTCTTCAGGAACAGGGTCGCTCTTTTTAAAGTAAAAAGGAATATGATGCCCTTCAAAGATTTCAACATCCCCATCAATTGAAAGCAAAGAAGACAACGGAGTAGTCTCACTATCACTCTTTGCTTCTGAGTCAGGTTGTCCGGTTGTATCTACAATTGTCTTCTTTGCTTTCTCAAGATTGGTATAAACATTATTTTCTTTTGCCAGCTTTTCAATGGTATCCCAATTATCATTTATTCTTTCGATAATCCATGAAGGTTTATCGTAGCGATAATAAAGCCGTCTTAAATCAAGAGCCTTAAAGCCTACCCTGTCCTCGATTTCTATAACTTCCCGTATAATTTGCTTCCTTCGCTTAACGATTGCTCCATTAATATTTTCTTCGAATTCTTCAGTTACAAGTTGCAAAGTTGGTTTTTCGTCAAGTTGCCATGGACACTTAAATGCAAAGGTACCAAGCTTACAGCCTTCTCGTGCACCTCTCTCAAACTCTTCCTCAAATCCAACATCTTTTGCATTTTGCCATAATATTTTTTGTATTTTTAGCTCTTTTGATTTATCAAGCATTTTCTTGACCTTAAACTTAACGGGAGGGTCAACTCCTAAATTTGCGGCCATAATCGTAGCGGTCCAGTCCTCGACAGCATTCCAGACCTCGGGACTGCTTACTCTCGTCTTTGTTGTTCCATCTTGACTTACTATCTTATTTTTCCACTGTGTTTCCCATCTGTCCCAATCTTTAACTTTTTGGTCATGTAAGCTCTCAACTTCTTTGTATCTATTTATGACAGCCTCTAATGCACGCTTTCTTAAATCTTCAGCTTCCTCACTATCAAGCTTAATTGTGCCAAACTCCATCTTTTTATAGATAACTTGTGTACTTTGATTTTTTGCGATGTTTTCTGGAGTTGGATTTTCCAACAATTTTTCTTTTTCAAGTATTTTTTCTTTTTCAACTTCAACAGATTTATTTTTTAACATATTATCATTAGCGTTTTCAATTGCCATAAAAGGTTGCTCAAAATCTAAGGATATTTTTGATGCTTTTTTATTCTTTTTGTTTTTTCTTTTATCATCATTTCTAATGATTTCTGGCGTTAAATTCATACTACGCCTTTGTATTGTCATTTCAGCACCTCATTCATTATGCATATACCTCGATATCTTCAATTACAGGACATCCAAACTCGTCTGTTTCGATATTATGTGCATCAAATTCTGTTTCTTCTCGTTCTTTTTTGTTTTCAACAAATCCATCATCTAACGATAGACTACACGCCATAACTAGCGCATCTGCTCTGTCTGGGCTTGGTAATCCTCGTTTTTTTAAGTCCTCTTTGCTCTCAAGAATCATTTGTCCTTTGTTGTTAAACTTATATTTTCGTGCTGATAATTGGGCAAATAAATCACCATCATCAGCAAGCTGTATCATTCCTTGCTCTATTTGATTGCAAACTTTGAAATAAGATTCTGTGCCTAAATTTGCAAATTGGACTTTATCTTGCGGCGAACTACCGAAATTAAAAGGCACAAGCCGTATATCTAAAGAGTTCCCATTTATGTCTTTTAAATTTGGTAAAACTTGATCTATGTGGTCATATATCCCGGCCCCCATTGCGCCTTCGTCGATTGCCACGATGTCGTAATGTCCCTTGCGTAACTTAGCCAATATCTTGCCTTCGGTTTCAGGTGTTGGCTTGCCATGCTCTGTTTCACATTCAATCATTTTGCCACCTTGCATAGACACGAAAGCTGTATAATCATCTCCATACCTTGCAGGATCTACAGCCAAAACTCGCCAACCCTTAGTTGGCATTGCATTTAATGACTTATAGCAAGACTCAAGAGAGATGAGACTATTTGCGCTCTGCTTAAGTATCTCCCCCAGCACACGAGCCTTAAACATTGGACTCTCTTTGCCCCATTTGCGCTCCATGTGCTCAACCCAAGCCCTACTAGCCATACCTGGTATAATCTCTTTGCCTGCAATGTAATTTGGTGATTCATAGGCAGAATAAGTAAAGGTCTTAAATGATGGATCACTAAACGACCTTATAAACTCACCGTCTGCTCTTGTCGGATTGCCAGCTAAATAAAGATATGAATTATCACTGGTCATTATGCCATCTATCTGTTCGTAGATGGAATCATCAACTGCTTGCGCCTCTGTAACAATCACTAGTAAATTGCGACTCTTAAACCCTTGGAACTTGCCCACCATCTGGTTGGCGTCCTTAGTCGTAAAGCCTAGTGCATACCAGTTAGGCAATATCTCGATCGAGGTTGATAACACTTTGCCACCAAGTTTAGCCTGCCAATATTTATGGATCTCACCCCACACAATTTTTTCGACTTGCCTTGCAGTTGGAGCTGTAGTAATCACGACGCTTTCTGGGAAGCTATACAAAAACCATAAAGACAATAATCCACTTATAAAATCTTTTCCCATCGAATGTCCTGATTTTACTGATACTTTTTTGTGTGTAGTGAAAGCATTAAGAATATCGATATGCCCTTGCCATGTTAGAGTTTTAACGCCTAAAACCTCTCGACACCAGCCTACTGGGTTTTGTTGTGCCGCTTTAAAGTTTTGTGTCATTTCGTCGATTGTTTGCATTTATTTGTTTGCCTCAATTATTTTTTTGCCAATATCAGCCCAAGTTAAATTAAGTTGACCACTCATTTCTACGGCTTGCGGCGCCTTACCATAAACCTTCTCTAAAATCCATTTCGCCGCCTCAAACTTAGTCCTGCCCTGCTCCAACCCATCCGTCATTACCTTAATAGCCCTATCAATCGCCCCTTGCTTCCTTAGCTCTTCTGCAAGGTCTTTTAGCCCTGTGCCCTTAGGTCTCCCACAAGGATTGCCTGATTTCCCTTTCTCAAATGCCATGATTGTTATTCCTTGTTACCAACACAAAAATCAACTTCAAACACTTCTCCGTATGGTATGTCTAGCAACTCTTTTACCCTCTCTTGCTGACTAGCGTCACAAACCAGCCTGATCTCAGACTGTCCCTCGCTGTCAAACTTGACAAAAGCTCCGTTGCTTGGTTTAGTTGCTATGATTTTCATCTATGCCCCTATATATGTAATGCACTTTGGACGTGATTTTGATCCACTGTTTTTTTATTTAGCGTAACCAAGCCAAAAAATAGGCATATTTTGGACGTGATTTTGACCCGACTTATTTTTATTAGAGGTTTAAAAGGATAAATGGTTCAAAAGGGGGAAGACCTAAAAGCTATCCCAAGCCAACCGAATATTAAAGTAAAGCTTAACCTTATTTCATAGAATCCAAAAAAGCTCTAAAATTCTTTAGTTTTTTATTTATTTTTTTGAATTCAAACTTTATTTTGCTTGGAGTATCTTTAAGTTCTTTTGCAATAACGGAGTAAGATACTGGCTCTGATTGCATCCTATAGCAATATATAGCTTTTTGTTTGTTGCTAAGAAGCAAAGATAAAACTCTTTCTATTAAAGTATCTACTCCACTATAAAAATCCTCTAGCCCTTCTTTTTTTCCTTCCATTGCTCTCATTTGTGCTTCAAGATATATATCTTGTTTATAATTATGTTGCACTTAATATCACTCTCCTGTTTTATCTTTCTAATCTAATAAGTTCCTGGTTGGAAATTCTTGGTCGAAACTTAATATTTTTCATTTAATTTCCCCTTATTAAACTTTGATCGAAAATATGCTGCTAGAACATCAGAATACCCTATCTCATATCCTTCTAAAAAATCATTATGCAAATCATATAAAGGCTTTAATTTTTCTTTTTCGTTTTCTGATAAAAGGTTATAAATAGCTTCTATCTCTTTGCCTCCATTGCTTTCTGATATTTTTCGCCTAAAAAATTTGGTTATAAAATTCATATTTTTTTGTTCTCCAATTTTCCTACTATGTCTTTCTTGTCTATAATCCCTTCTGTTTTGCTTATGTACTCTAGTCCCCACCGCATAAAAATAACTTCCTCCCCTACTTCAAACCCTTCTGTATCCTTCCCTTTAGCCTTGATGACACCTGAAAAAGGATATACATCTCTTAAATATTCGCTTTGTCCTTGTTGATACCCCAAAATAATTCCTGATTCCGTCTTTTGCTCAACCAGCAACACTTCGATTAGCAAATGCTCTGAGAATGGCTTAATCATTTATGTCTCCCTTTCATTTCTTTCTTTTCTTAGCTTTTTCTTTATATTATCCCAATGTTTAAAAATAGAAAACTTTATCATTGCGTTCCCTCTTTTTCTTTTAAATAGTCTATAAGATTGTTTATTGCAATTTTAATTATACTAGAGTCAAAACTATCACTATTAGCTGTTTTAATTTTTTCAGGTAACTCTACCCTTGGATTAAACTCTTTATAAACTATCAATCCTTCTGGATTAGTAAAAGAATCGTTTATTGATAAAAAGTTAAATGCTTCATTTTGATGCGTATAAGCCTTAAACTTATTTTCATAGAAATGATAATAAAAAAAATCTTTTGGTGCATCTCTCCAGCAAAGCTTTTTCCCAGCCAACATCGCCCTAATCGCTTCTGCTTTATTCATTTAGTTTGCTCCTTTTCTTACTTAATCACCACATATTTAACGCTCGGATTATTCTTTAGATATGTAGCGTTAATGAGCTTTTTCTTAATCCTATATACCGCAGTCTCAAAACCTTTCACTTCGTGTAATTCAACGCTTTCGTCATTATTGGTAACCTCAAAATCAACAATTAAATTACAAATATGAAATCCGTTAATATCGATAGATATTTTAACCTGTCGCCGCCAACCCTTAATTTCTTTAGCTTTTTTGAGAGTATCTAAATCTTTGGCATAATTAGCCTCCCTTTTACTATGATATACAACCCCATTATATTCCTTAAGAATAGCCCCAAACTTATTCTTCTTCTTTATATGCCAAATCATTTCCCCAGCTCCTCCTCAGGCAAATCTCTTTCTAGGATTACGTCAAAATGTCCTTTAAGCCAATGGCTATGAAGTTCGTCAAGATTGTATATAACAACTCCACAACAACAAACAACTTGCAAATGGTTATTCTCATCAAGCCCAAAGGATTCTACATCCTTAAAATCAGGACGACACATTCCCATGTATTTTTTCTGATACTTCACTCCCCCAGCTCCTTTATGCACTCTGGAAGACGACTGTAACGAAAAAAGTCTGTCGTGTCAGAATCTTCTAATGTTTTTTTAAAATAGACACAATAATCACTACAATCATCAATAGTTCGACAAGGACAATCTAACGATAGATTGGATCCATTGCAAAATTTCTCATCTTCAAGTTCCCACTCAATCTTTGGCATGGCTAGGCTCCTTCATAATTTTTATATTCTTTGTTATACATGATAAAACTTTTATAGTAACTGCACTAGAGCTTACATTCTTTTCAAAAGCTCTAATATCTTCAAACCATGATTTGCCTTCATCTTTAAAAATGCTTTCTCTCTCAGTTTAATCTATTTTTTTACACCAAGTAGGTTGATATATTTTCATTTCTTTTCCCTCTCCTCCTTCGGCATTTGCTGCAGATTCAATCCAAACTATATCTGCTCCACATTTTTTACATTTCTCCATTTTGCCACTTCCTCATTGTTTTTGTTTCTTAAAAAACCTATTTATACTTTTTATCCCTGCATCTTCTGATGTATCCCCACTTTCAGCCCATTCCAGATCGTGTAAAACTTGAGACACTTTTTCTAAATGTGCGATAAATTTACGATACTCTTTTGGTACTTTTCGAGCTTTATTGTTAAAATTATTTTCAGGAATAGTCATATCGAAAATCATATCTCTTAACTTATATATAATCGTGTCTACCCTTTGGTAGGCATAATCTAAAGACCCTCCACTCATTTTAATCCTCTTTTTAAAAATGTTATTAAAGCAAAATCTTGAGAACCCGATAAAAACATTGAAACCAAAAAGGTAATAAGCATTACGATAGATGGTTCTCTGTCAGTTTCCGCTGTACTCCATAAAAATAAAACTAATGACAATATCATCCCTTCACCTCCTCCACTTTAACGAGTTTGTTATCTATGAGATATAAAAGTATTTTTGAAAGTGTATTTGGATTCTTTTGATTTAATAAAAATTGAGTTATTTCTCTCAATAATCGCTTTTGATCGAAAAAGTTTAAAAGTAATTCTAAATAATCATATTCAAGTATTCCTGTCCCCACGCCGCCTTCTTTCATCATACAAAAATAATAATTTTTTCCATCCCTATTCACATATGTAGGCAACACCATCAAAATCTCGTCGCTAGTGGGTGCTGGATAGATGTCATCAGTTTTAACTTGTCGTCCATTTTCAATTAAACCTTGTAATATTTTTAAGACTATTCCCCTACTTTCAACACGATAACCGTTAATATCCCTAAACCACACAAACACGCTATCATCAAACAGTCCAAGCTCCTTGAAGCGTTTGGCGTGTTCTAAATTACAACAGATGTCGGTTAGGTTCATTTCTGTTGCAAATCCAAAGAATGATTCCACAGAAAAAAATCTGTAATGCTCTCAATATTTACAAATGCTTCTCCAACGGGTTCAACTTCGTTCAGTGTTCCGTCTTTGATAGTATTCATAAATCTTCCACTGTCGGCAATCCAAGAAGCCTGCTTAAGTCTTAAAAATTTACCTACAATTTTATCTACCTTTCCAACCAAGTGATAGGTTACAGTCCGTATAAATAACTTTTGACCAATTAAATCTTCATATTCTGATATATCCATTTTTTCTTCTTCTTTTAAATCTCCCTTTATTCTTTCAAAAGTGGTTTCACTAATTTCAATTGTTCTCATTTTTTTGTCTCCTTTTTTTATTTAATCCTATTTGCTCCCGCTCCAGCTCCAGCCCCCGCTACCGCTACCGCTACCGCTCCTGCTCCTGCTCCAGCCCCCGCTACCGCTACCGCTCTTGCTCCAGCTCCCGCTCCTGCTCAAGATTTTCAATATTGCAATGTTCACATAGATTCAACCTCCTTTTTGCTTGTCAAAGAATTCCAAAATTTGTTCTAACAAATGAGGCAAATTAACTGCAACTCCTCGTAACCATCTAATTTCCCCATTATGGTCATTGCAAAATTCTTTTATAAATGCTTCTTTTATTTCCATCCTTCACCCCCTCCCTATAAATTTGTTTTTGCGTGCAACAGTTTCAGTTAGGCAATCAAAACAAATAAGGTCTTTCTCAAGGTTTATGCCAAAACAAATATGTTGATTACAACTTTCCACAACCTCATCCATCGCCTTCGTAAACTCTTCGGCGATGAATTGCACAATAAAGTGAGGCTCTACTTCCTCTAAAAATTTAGTACCAATAGGAACAATCCCTCCATCTTCTCCTTCGCCGACAACTTCCATTATTTCTTCATAAGGAAACTTCTTCCCAAACCTCTCCAGCACTTTTTTTAACGTGGTCATTGATGTTGCTCCTTAAATAAGTGAGGGTGTTCAAATTGATTTCCTATAATTTCTATGTCGGAGGTAAGAAAAAGATCGTGGTTTAATTTTTCTCCAAAAAGATAAAATTCGGTTTTTGGTAAAACATGATAACAAACTTTCCCTATAAAACCTGAAGAAAAATATAATATAATATCGCCCCCATAAATTTCTTTTCCATTTTTATCTTCTAAGCCTGTAAATTGCCCTACAGTATTTTTATCAACTCCCCAACCAGTCCCTTTATTATCAACGATAAACGCTTCACCTGTAGGTAATTCATAATAAAAGCCATAAACCCATGTTTTATCGGCTTTACATTTTGCCCTGAATTTAATATCTCTCATTTCCCCTCACTCCTTGCCTTTTTTTTAAGCTCTTCTTCTTGCCGTTTATTCATTTCGTTGAGTGAGATGGCGCTAGCACTAAAAAAATACCCTATAAAAATAAGATCGTCGTTATTGTTATGTACTAATAAACTCTTATTCCCCTTCTCTATCCTTCTCTCCGCATCGTTTAATTCGTTCATGATTTAGGCTCCTTTGTTTCTAATTTTAATGTTTTAAGCATATCTTCAAGTTCTTTTATTGCTTCTAAATTTTTAGTTTTAGCAGAATCTATAATTTCATCTGCGGTTTCAATCATAAGCTCGTTAAAGTGTTTATTTAAAACTTTAATAAAAAAATCCTTAAAGACTTTTGAATCCTTAACAATAGTAACGATCGAAACGCCGCTGTTTCCAAATGTACCTGTATACGCATCAACAGAAACCTCTATTTTTGCAGAAGAAAATCGATTATCTTTATTAAATCCCATTTCATATTTATCAATATTAAATTCAGATTTTCTTTCTATCTTTTCAAGATAATCTTTAATCTTATTCTTTATTTGATTTCCTATTTCAATAAAATTCTTTATTCCTTTGTAATTTTCAAGTTTATCATTCATAACTCTTTCCCTCCTTCAAGTAGGCGCATGATTGCAGATGCGGATTCTATATCGTCTAGCGCGTGTAAATATCCTTTGTCATATTGAATGTCATAGTTGCTTTCACCAGATTTAATCATTTCCTTCCTTTCCGCTTCTTTTTCTTTCAACACCTTATCACTAATTACTCTTACCATTGCAAGCCTCCTTATTTTTAGCTTCAACCAGTTCAGCGCAATAAAACAGTAACTTCCCAATAGCTTTAACTGTTTCTGGTTTAGAGTTTATAAAACTAAGCTGTGCTCCTTCTGGGTTAGTTATGAACAAACGAGGCTTGTCTTTTTCGTAATTAAGTTCAAGCATAATATTATATTTTTTATCATGCGAATAAATTATATATTCCTCTTTTGTTTTGTTCGCATAAGGCTCTTCGCTTGCAACAGTTAAAAAGTCTATTTCATTGTTTTTGTCGTCAAATACTGCCTTATCAAATTGTTCAATCCCTTTTTCATAAAATTCCTTTTGCCCTTCATCCAACATTATTTTTCACCTCCTTTTTTAAATAAAACAGGTGCCTGTAAAACCCCATAATTTGGGCATGGAGCCCACAGGCAAAGATAAGCCACCTCTTTAAATGGCATAAGTTTAAAAACTTTGAGTTTCTTTTGGCACTGTACGCAAAGGGGTGCTTTAGGTTTATTCATTTTAATTTGTCCATTTCGTTAATATTTTCGCAATTTCGACTGCATTTTTTGCCTTTTCCAAATTTGCTCCATGTTTTTTGACAATCTGCTCAACATCTTTTTCCCATTCTGAAAGTTTGTGCAGTTCACAACCAATTGCCATTAAATTGTCTTTTGTATTTTCGCAAAATAGCGTTACAGGATAAAAATCTGGTAATATGATGTTTTTAGGTGATGCTGAAACTATCGCATAACCGCAAACTTCCGCAGAACCGCAAACTTCCGCAGAATCGCAAACTTCCGCATAATCGCTAACTTTCGCAGAACCGCTAACTATTGCAGAACCGCAAACTTTCGCAGAACCGCTAACTATTGCAGAATCGCAAACTTCCGCATCACCGCAAACTTTCGCAGAATCGCAAACTTCCGCATAATCGCTAACTTTCGCAGAACCGCTAACTATTGCAGAACCGCTAACTATCGCATCACCGCAAACTTTCGCAGAATCGCAAACTTCCGCAGAACCGCTAACTATTGCAGAACCGCAAACTTCCGCATCACCGCTAACTTCCGCAGAATCGCAAACTTCCGCATAATCGCTAACTTTCGCAGAACCGCTAACTATTGCAGAACCGCAAACTTTCGCAGAACCGCTAACTATTGCATAATCGCTAACTTTCGCAGAACCGCTAACTATTGCAGAACCGCTAACTATCGCATCACCGCAAACTTTCGCAGAACCGCTAACTATTGCAGAACCGCAAACTTTCGCATAATCGCTAACTATCGCAGAACCGCTAACTTTCGCAGAACCGCTAACTTTCGCAGAACCGCTAACTATTGCATAACCGCAAACTTCCGCATCACCGCTAACTTCCGCAGAACCGCAAACTATCGCAGCCAAAGAAACCCATCCACCGTTTTTAGTTATATACCCATCCAAAAAATTTCTTTGAACTATTTCTAGCTTTATTTTTTTAAAATATTTACTTTCAACTTCATATTTAAAATTTTCCGTAACTAATAATTTATCTTTAACTCCTCCAACTTTAAAAACTGATCCTTTATTTGTAACTGTATATTCCTCTGCTCCATCAATACCAACCACCATATCTCCAGCTTTTATTTCATCATCTAAAATTGCGTAGCTCATTTTTTACCTCCCAACGCTTTTTCTTTTTTAATAAACTTTAAAATTTCTTGGTATTTTTTTAATTGATCTTTAACCACATTTAAACAGTCCTTACAAATATATTTTGCATTTGAAACAAGAGAAGAAGAATGTATTTTTCCTAAAGAGAAAGAATGAATATCTCTTTCTTTTGCATAACTTGAAGCTTGTTTTATTGTAGTTTTATCTTTTAATTTTCCACAATAATCACATTTTGCGAGGACTTGAGTTGCTAACCAATTTATTTTTTCTTCTAATTCCTTTATTTGTAAAGTTCTTTTTTTATTTAAAAACATTTATCTTTCTCCTAATTCTTTTTCTAACACATTCTCAACAGCCCATTTCTTAAACTGCATTTGCCCTAAAAGCAAATCTTCATGCAAGGTTTCAAGTTCCGGCATAACAGCAGTTAAAGAATTTAAAATGACAGGTGATCTTAATTTTTCTAAAATCTGCCTAATCGTAAGATTAGTACAAAGCACCCGACCTCTTTGTGATGACACCAAAATAGTTAGAGCTCCATCGATAATTTTCTGATGTCTTGTTTCCGTAAAAATATGCTTAATTCCTGCTAACCCCCAAATCTGATCTTTCGTCCGCGAACTAATTCTGTCCATCATTTTTATCATCTCCCTTTCAAGCTTTTAAGCCTTCGACTATCTTCTTTGCCTTTTCAATGTCAACATCCTTCTCAATAAATTTAGTTTGGCATTTTCTTCCGCAACAAACACCAGCTGACACTTGGCACAGCCCTAAACTACCGGCTCTCCGCACACAACACATTTAGTCATTTGTCTCACTCCTTTTTGCTCATCTATGGCAGAAAAAAGCTTAATAAACCTGCCCCTCATTTTGAGTGTCTCACTTTTTTAAAAATTGACGTTGCATAATCATCTAGCTTTTCATCTTGTAAAAATAAGCTATAAAGCCCTTCATAGTTGTTAATCATGAATCTTTCGTCCTCTGTCCATGCTTTAATAAGCAAAAAAATTATTGGCATTTTAAAAATAAACAAAGCAAAATCTGAAAAGCCATTATTGCCATTTATCCAATTTATAGCAAAAAAAACTTTGCGTGCATGCCAAATAAATTTCTGTTTTTCTAATTCCATGCGAACCCTTGTTTTTAAAAACTTTGGCGCAAAAACATTAACTTTATTAAGCACAAGAATTCAACTCCTTTTGCTTTAATTTGATTTCTTCGATAAATTTTTTAGCCTCTTCTGGTGTTGGAATATTACCTTCTGGTTCTGGTGGTTTGTAAGTCGGTGGTGGAGAAAAAGTTAAAGCGTTTGAGCTATATTTCCCCTCCAAAACTTTTAAATAATTCGTATCATTCTCGATCACCCAATCAAACGAAGCTTTCCATCCCCCAGTTTTGCCAAGCAAAAATTCGGAACTTTTTATTTTCTTAATCAATTCGTCGAAGGACTCTTCAAATTTTGGCTCCGACAATCTTGCTCTGAGTTTTTTTTCTCTCGTTTCGGACAAATCATAAATGATCGGGATTCCTGTCCCTTGCATTGCCTTATTCCACTTATCCACAATTTCAGAGAAATTATTTGAACATGCGGAGAATCTGTTAGGTTTAGTTAGGTTTAGTTTAGTTAAGTTAGGTTTAGTTAAGGATGAATTTCTAAGAACTTCTAAGAAATTCTCTGAAGGAAAGAATTTTTCCTCTTCTGACGGCAAATCTGGAAATTTGGACTTTGTACGCCTGTCAAGGCCTGTTTGGTGGTCTTCAAAATTGAAAATTTGCAAGTATACTTCATTATTATAGGTGGTATACCAGTATATCACTCCGGATGAAGCCATTTCGCCTAATGCTATTTCAAACTTTTTAATTGGATGTTTTGACAGAGGCATAACTAGAGCTTTCACTTTTTTCGGAGTGCCATCCATGCGACCAAAATCATCGGAATGTGGAATCATCCAAGTAAATAACAGTTTTGCAAAATCAGAAATTGAGTTTATTTTTTCAGAGATAGAAATTATTTTGCTTAGCATTCGTCTGTTCGCCATGGAATTTTACTCCTATTTTATTTTTTGACCGGCTCAAGGTAAAAACTTTGCATAGCCTTGATCTACACAAATTCACCATTGAGCCAGTCGCAAAAACTACAAAACCCAACCGTCTTTTATTGTTTGCTCAATCAATGTGCTTGCCTCAAATTTTGTTAATTCGTTTAAGGTTTTATTGAATAATTTTTTGATGTGTTCTTGAAATTGTTCCTTATCAAGTTTTTTTGAATAAAATATTGCGTATATTTTTTTAATCTGTTGAGTTGTTGCTTTTTCATTAGGATTTTTAATGGAATAAGCATCAGCTTGTGGTTCGCTTTTGTCTTCAAATGTTTGTTCTACTTCTTGTTTTGTTACTTTATTTTTTTCTCCATTTAAAGCCTTATCTTGTTCTTCTCTGGTTGGTGGAAAAGTATCCTTTTCTATTTCTTCAGGATAAATTTCTTCGGCAGAAACTTCCCCTGCTCCAATCAGATTAGACACAGCCCTATTCCAAGCCCTTGTTTCTGCTGTTGTTCGAGTGTTGTGAATCGACTTGGATATTCCTTTTTCACTATTATCACAAGACCCTGTTCCTTCTGCGAAAGCCCCATTTGGTGCTGTTGCTCGAGCTTTAAAATGATAGGCAAATTTACCTTCTCCTAAATCCTCTTTTCTTTCTTCAACAAGCTCTATATTTAAATTAAAAAACCTAGCAGCTTTTCTCCAGTAAGATTTTTTGAGGAAATTTTTACCGCCAATTTTTTGGACATCGCTTTCTGTCACGATTTTTTTCTTCAAATCCTCGTAAAGATCCCAGGCTTTTAACGCTTCATTTGAAGTTACAGCAGGCAGAACAATTGGTTGCGCTGGCACGATTGATGATGTGTTAGTTTCCATTTTCTTTTCCTCCATATATATATAATTCCGAGATTAGTCGAGCCTCGCTAAGATTAAAACCGAGCATTGACGGTAGATTGGCTATTGCCGCTTCTCTGCTATCTGCCGTGTAAACCTCTTTACCATCGACCGAGACAGTCACTTCTCCATTTTTGCAATAGCCTATCTGTAATGTCCAACTCATAACCTCACCCCATCATATGCTTCAACCACTATTTCTAGTCTGTCTTTGTCGTAAGTCAAAATTTCCCTAAGCGTCATATCTTTTTCTCGGTCTATCCTATTCATCAATTCTGTTAATATATTTTTCATTTCACTACCCCCTTGTTTTTTTCGGAAGTAGCAGTATAATGAAATTGTTGCAGGGCTTTTTAGCTAAAACTAAAAGGCTCTTTTCATTTACTGGCTACTTTATAATACGGGTTAAATTTCAATACCCTTTTCAAAAGCCAAGTTTTCAGCCATCCACGCTCTTGTAACTCTCGGGTTTTTCTATCATAAAAATTGCTATCACCTCCATGCTCATTTAGTTTTATCAAATAAATCAATTCTCCGATTTTTTTATTTAGCAT